GCCAGTGCTTCCTTTAATGTTTGTTTTGCGACTAAATTACGTTTACAATTAATAGAAGATGGTATTCAACAATTGATGGGTAAAAGCAATTTGATGCCCATTACTTCTCAATCAGATGAATTTGAGAGTAAGGGTGATCCATTCCATAAAAGTCCATTTATGTTTGAAGAATTGCATAATTTAGAATTTCATGGATCGGTAGGAAAGGCTGTTAGTGTGACAGGTAAGTCTAAATTAGAGCTTTCTACAATATCAGAGTCTTTGAAAGATCTTTTTTCAACAATTGATTTTGAACCTAAATTAGTATATAAGCCACCATTGATGAGTCCTATACAGACTGGTTCTGGAAGGTGGATATCACCTATAAATGATAATATGAAAAAATTAAATACGCAAAAAATGCCCTTATCTCGTGAATTATTAGAAGAGTGCGTTTCTGTATTCGTCGTTCATATTGTCCAAGCATTGTCGCTTAAAGGAGTTGATAATTTACGTCCATTGAGAATGTTTGAGGCGATTAATGGCTCTGACATTGATTCTTATTTGAGAGGCTTAAATTCTAATACTGGAGCTGGATTTGGCTTTAAAGGAAAGAAAAATAAGCATTTACCTATCATTGATACTATCAACATTAAGCGTGAAATGACAAATGAGTTAAAAGGAATGATTGATAAGAAAATGAAGGAATATGAATTAGGTATTTCATCTGGTACAGTATTTAGTGCAAAATTGAAGGATGAACCTAGATTGCTTGATAAAGTGATTAAAGGTAAAACTAGAGCGTTTTATCCAGCTCCATTAGATGCATATATTGTTTCAAAGATGTTGTTGGGTCCTTTTTTTACCTTAATGGTACAATTTAATGAAATATTTGGTTGTAGTGTGGGTATTGATATGCACTCACAAGGCCATAATTTTTATGAGTTATTTGAAGATTTTTCTGATTCAGAATATTGTTTATTTGATGGTGATTATGGTGGATTTGATGTGTCAATGCCATATGAGATTGGATTAGCATCAGCGAGTGTTATATATAATGTTTGTCAGAAATTAGGCTACAATGAAAGTGCGTTAAAACAATTATCTGGTGTAATGACCGACAATTTGTTTCCTATTGTTGAATGGAATGGGGATTTTATGACTGTTTCTGGATTGATGACGAGCGGATCATACGGTACTGCTGAGTTTAATTGTATTAGGAACATAATGTTAATGTTATATTATTTTATGTCTCATCCTAAATTAAGTGCGAATGATTTCTTTAATAAGTTTGAGAAGAGAGTATATGGAGATGATGTGACTGGCGTTGTAAAAAAAGAGATCCAGCCTTATTTTGATAATGTTAAGTATGCGAATTTTTGTAATTTAGTATATGGTATGGAATTTACTACGCCTAATAAAGAAGAAAATGTAATTCCGTTGCGTAAGTTGTCGGAATTAACTTTTCTGAAACGAACCTTTTCTTTTAATGAAGATTTAGGTATTATTGTGGCTAAGTTGGATATGGAGTCAATTTTTAGAATGTTACAGTGGCGTATGCCAAGTGATTCTGTTTCTGAATTAGATCAATTAATATCCACATGTAATTCGGCGTTATGGGAAGTGTTTATGCACGTTAATCGGTGTGAATTTGATAGTTTTCGGGCTAAATTAATAGACATCGTTTGTTTGCAATATGACATTTTTCCAAATGATTTCCACAGTTGGAGAAAGATTTGTAAAGTTATATGCCCTACTGCAATAGCATTAAAGGGGGAAGAAGTGCCG